AGTTACTGGTCTAAGGGCATTTACAAAATCAAGACCTTTTGTAAAATCAGTAATGTCTGCTTTATCTCTTTCATCTGAACCAACAGTCCAATCAACTTTTATAAAACAATCTGTAATATTGTTGTCTCCCAACACAATTTGGTTACTATCTATTGTGACATGATGAGGACTACCACTTTTACCAGCATCATGTCCAAGTAAAAGGTTGTTATCCCCTGTTGTTGCTGTACCACCCGCATCTCTTCCAACAATTGTATTTCTATCTCCTGTAGTCAATACAATTCCAGCATTTTCTCCTACAATTGTGTTTTGGACACCAGTTGTTACCGCACTTGCAGATCCATAACCTACAGCAGTGTTAGCATATCCAGTTGTGCAAGCATCTAAAGATAAACGACCAACCGCAGTATTAAATGAAGCCGTTGTATTTGAAAATAAGGCAAAGTGTCCAACAGCCGTGTTAGATGCTCCTGTCGTGTTCGTAGATAAAGTTGCATATCCTAATGCAGTGTTATCGCCAGCAGTAGTGTTAGCATCTAAGGCTAAAGATCCTACCGCAGTATTCTGTACTCCACTTGTGTTTTCAGTTAAAGAGGCATAACCCACCGCAGTGTTATTTGAAGCAGTTGTGTTAGCATCTAAAGCATAACCTCCAACTGCTGTATTATTTGCACCTGTTGAGTTCAGATTCATTGCAGCATTACCAATAGCCGTATTATCAGAAGCCGTTGAGGACGTGCTTAACGAAGCATTACCAACAGCAGTATTTCTTGTTCCTGTAGTATTAGCATCTAACGAGGCAAATCCAATAGCAGTATTTTCAGAAGCCGTAGTATTAGCACCTAAAGCACCATACCCCATCCCTACATTGTTTCCTCCTGTAGTATTTGCATCTAATGCTGTAGAACCCACAGCTACATTGAATCCTCCAGTTGTGTTTGATTTTAAAGCGTCTTTACCAACGCCAGTATTGTTATCAGCAGTTGTGTTATTTTTTAATGAATCTTGACCTACGGCGGTGTTACTACTACCAGTTGTGTTGCTAGAAAGAGCTGCTTCGCCTAATGCTGAATTGTTATTTCCAGTAGTATTGGCATCTAGGGCAGCAGAACCTACAGCAGTGTTAGAACTTCCTGTTGTGTTTGCTGTTAAAGCATCAGTACCTACAGCCGTGTTATTACTTGCCGTAGTATTAGCCCTAAGAGCATCTTTTCCACAAGCTGTGTTAGAACCTCCTGTTGTGTTTAGAAGTAGTGCAGATTTGCCTAATGCTGCATTAGAAGCACCTGTTGTATTCGCATTTAAAGAGCCATTACCACAGGCAGTATTATCGTTTGCGGTAGTAGCATTAGTTAATGCTA